AGGCAGACGCCCGGGCCACGGGCGCGTTCTGGCCGCGCAAAGCCTCGGGGTGGCATCCGTACCTTGCCTGCGGGTCGATTGGCTCACAGCGGCGCAGAAAAGGGCTTACGTCATCGCCGACAACCAGATCGCGCTGAACGCCGGGTGGGATGAAGAAATACTGGCCGCCGAGATTAAAGGCTTGCAGCAGGATGGTTTTGCGCTTGACATGCTGGGATTCTCAAACGAGGAACTTGACGGCCTGCTCGGTATCGGCGCTGAACAGCCCGGCAAAGACCCGGAGGAGTGCCCGCCCGCGCCGGTTATCCCGGTCAGCGTCCTGGGTGACGTGTGGTTGTTGGGGATGCACCGCCTGATCTGCGGGGATTGCACCACGCAGACCGCGATGGATGTGCTGATGAATGGCGAGCTGGCGGATGTTTGCTGGACTGATCCACCTTACAACGTCGCCTATGGCGACAAGGCAGAGTTTCTGAATAACGGCGATAACGGACGCACTCAACGCAACACCTCGCGCATCCTAAACGATGACATGGACGATGCCAGCTTCGCGCAGTTCCTGGGCGACTTCTACCGAACCGCCTATTCCGCCATGAAGCCTGGCGCATCGATCTACGTGGCTCACGCCGAGACCGAGCGGTCGAATTTCACCAGACAAATGCTCGATAACGGATTCAAGCTATCCGGCGTGGTTATTTGGCGCAAGAACACGCTCGTGCTTGGCCGCTCCGACTACCAATGGATTCACGAGCCGATCTTGTACGGATGGAAGCGGGGGGGGGGCACACCGCTGGTTTGGCGGTCGCAAAAAAACCACCGTAGAACAAATGGGGGACGGATCGCCATTCGTAAAACGCGCGGATGGCAAGTGGGAATTACACCTGGGCGCTGGTGTATTCGTGGTGGATGGCAAGGCCGAAATCGAGGAATTGCTCACCTCGGTAATTACCGAGAACAAGCCGGCGCGCAACGACATTCACCCGACCATGAAGCCGGTCGCGCTAATCGAACGCCATCTGCGCAACAGCGCGCGCAGCGGCGATATAGTGCTGGATGCGTTTGGCGGATCGGGCAGCACGCTCATGGCCGCCGAGCGGCTGGGCATGAAGGCGCGCCTGTCGGAACTATCACCGAACTACGTGGATATAATTATTCGCCGCTGGCAGGAATACACCGGGCAGCGCGCAGTTCATGCGGCAACGGGCAAGCACTTCCCGGCGTGAACTGAACCATGACCACAGCCACCCAATCCGAATTCGCCGCCCTCATCGGGCGAAACAAATCCCACGTCACCCGCCTCAAGCAGGCCGGGCGGGTTGTGCTGACGGATGACGGGCTGGTGGACGTGGAAAAAAGCCAGAAGCTGATCGCGATGACCGCCGACCCCAGCCGGGCGGATGCCGTCGCCGCGCGCGACCAGGCGCGGGCATCGCTGGCGGGCGATGGCGGGGCGGATACCGGATCGCCCGCAGCCGAGCGCGCCGCGCCATCGGCGCAGGAAGCGCAGATCGGCAACAGCTACCAGGCCGCGCGCGCGGTGAAAGAAAAATACAACGCCCTCACCGCCAAGCTGGAATTTGAGCAGGCCAGCGGCAAACTTGTCGAAGCCGACGCCGCCCGCTTGTTCGCCGCCGACCTCGCCGCAACGTTTCGCGGCGCGCTGGAAATCCTGCCCGACCGCATCGCGCCCGAGCTGGTCGCGCTGGGCGACACCGAGACCATCCGCGCGGTGCTGGTGGAAGCGTTCGAGCAGGTGCTGACCGACCTGGCCGACAAAATTAAAAAATGGGGGGAAGTGTGAGCATGAATTTATCGCCGTGGTTTCTTCCATCTGAGCCTCCGGAGCGCCTCGGCGTGTACCAGATCAAGAACTATGTCGGGGTGATCACCTGTGCATACTGGGACGGCGCGCACTTCCTGCACACCGGGCTGCACATCCGCGCCGGACTGCGCATCGGCATCACCACAATCTACCGCTGGCGCGGAGTGACGCTGCCATGAAAATGCACCACCGCGCCAAACTCACCGCCGTCCAGGTGCGCGCCATGCGCGGCGAACACCTGCCCTACGCGAATGGCTACGAAGCACTCGCGCGCAAATATGGCTGCGGCATCAGCACCGCCCGGGACATCTGCACCTACCGCACCAGGAAAAAAGTGCTTTCCATCATCCCAACCCTCTCCCGCGACGCGGGCGAGGGGGCAATCGTGAAAGGCGCAAGACCATGACGACCATCCTCGCTCTGTTCTGCAGCACCCTCGTCCTGGTATTCGCCCTCGGAATCCAGAGCCTCAATGTCAACAACGGCCACCGCGCCGCGGCCGTGTTCACCAGCTTCGTGATCGGCGCCAGCAACCTGGTACTATTCAAACTCGCCCCGGACGCCAGCCTCGCCGAAGCAGCCGCGTTCCTGCTGGGCGGTCCGATGGGAATTTATGCTGCGATGGTCGCGCACCCGTGGCTGGTGCGGGTTATCAAAAGGGTGCAGCCATGACCTGCCATACAACACATCACCACGCTTGCGATTGTCGCGAGCACAAATTCGCCGTGCTGATCAAGGCCGCGCTGGATGCAGCTTGCGAACTGGATGCCATCAAGAATATCGCGCCGATCGACGAGGAAGAACGCGAGCGAATTTCGCAAATTGTCGAGCGAATATATGCAGCTTGCGAAGAAGTTCAAGGCGAGGAAAAATGAGTCAAGGCTCGGCCCGCCACATCATGTCCGCCGCCGCGTCCCGCGCCGTGCGTCCGCGCGGGCGTCTCACCGTTTCGCAGTGGGCGGACAACCACCGCATCCTCACCAGCAAAGAGGGCAGCGAAGAAGGCCGGTGGCGCACGTCGCGCAACCCGATGCTGCGCGAGATCATGGATTGCCTTTCGCTGCACTCCCCGGTGCGCGAAATCTGGATCATGAAATCATCTCAAGTGGGTGTCACCGCCGGACCGTTCGTCAACACCATCGGCTACACCATGGAATACGCGCCGGGGCCGCTGATGGTGCTGATGCCGTCTCTGGAGGCGCGCGACAAATGGAAGGTGCAGAAACTCAACCCGCTGCTGACCGATACGCCCGCGATCCGCGACATGCTCGGCGGCCTGCGCTCGCGCGATGCGGCGAACAGCAAAGACATGATCGACTTTCCCGGCGGCACGCTGTTTCTGGCGGGCGGCAATTCGCCGAACAGCTACGCGCAATCCACCATTCGCATCCTGATGATGGATGACGTGGATCGTTTCCCCGCGCAAGTTGGCGAAGAGGGCGACCCGATCGAGCTAGCGCGCTCGCGCGTAAAGAGCATCACGCGCCACAAACTGCTGTTCGCCAGCACGCCCACCATCAAGGGCGCCAGCCACATCGAGCGCGGCTACGAGACTAGCGACATGCGCAAATATTACGTCGAGTGCCCGCACTGCAAAGAGCGTCAGGCGCTGAAATGGTCGAACGTGCGCGGCGATGTTTCACGTGAAACCGCCTGGTACGTCTGCGAACACAACGGCTGCATCATCGAAGAGCATAGCAAACCGGAGATGCTGGCGGGCGGCGTATGGGTCGCAGAATTCCCGGAGCGCAAGGTGCGCGGCTACCACATCAGCGCGATTTATGCGCCCATCGGCCTCGGCCCGTCGTGGCTCGACTTGATGCTGCATTTCAAGCGCGTCCACAAAGAGCCGACGCAGCTCAAAACTTTTATCAACCAGAACCTCGGCGAAACGTGGGAAGACCAGACCGAAAAACTCAAGCCGCACGACCTCGCCAAACGCGCGGGCGATTACGGCATCGGCATCATCCCGCCCGGCTGCCTCGCGCTGACGATGGGCATTGACACCCAGGACAAGTGGCTGGCCTACAAGCTGCTCGGCTGGGGCGCGCCCACCGAACAGGGCGGCCAGCCGCGCCACTGGATCATCAAGTTCGGCGAAATCCAGGGCGATACCGCCAGCGGCCAAGTATGGGACGAGCTGGAGGCCGAACTGCACCTGCCGCTGACCAACAGCTACGGTCAGGAAATGCGCATCCGCGCCGCCGCCATCGACTCGCGCGGCCACCGCGCCGAGCAAGTAAAAAACTTCGTCATG